GGTAAGAACCGGGGCAGTAACAGCTACAGGAGCTGCTTCAATTACAGGAGTCAATTCGATTTCCGGGGTTATCTCCGGGGTAGCTACAGCTACTAGTTCTTCGATAATCTCGTTATCAGTATGCTTTTTCTTTGCCATGTTTAAAAATTTTTATAAGTAAATGACCAGAACCTTTAATGACCCGATGCCACTCGTGTTTCTTAATAAATATCCTTTCACCCTCTTTAAGAAGGATGGGCATTTCATTGTCTCTTTGGAACTGCCAATCACTAGGGCAGAGTGGTTCTACAGTACGATCTTCGTCGTCCCTATGCCACATTAACTCTATTGGGTCAATGTTTTCGGTAAATTCTCGGATGATGTATTTGTCTGTAACTTCTAGATCAGTGTAGGGTCTCATTTGAGTTTTACTATTACACCACCACTAGTACCATATGGTTTTACAATAGCATTAGGGAATTCATATTTAATATACCGTGTGTAAAGGTTTAATCTAGATACATTTGCAGTTTCACCTTCTTTTTTTGATGGGGTGAATGTTATAGTATCAATTTCAGGGTGATTTTGAATATCTTTTTTAATAATAGCTGTTACAGTTGCCATAACTCTAAACAGTTCACCTTTATTTGTTACAATATCATCTCGTTCCAAATCCGGTTCATCTTCATCTGAGACATAGAATCTTACTCCTAATACGTTAGTTGTATCCTCGTCATAGAAATCTAAATCATCATATTGTAATTCTACAGTATATGGATAATTTTCAGTATAAAATCCATAAACTCTCATAACATCATAATCACCATAAAAATCAAATTTATATGGTTGAGAACTTGAGTCTCCTATTTCTTTTATAAGATCTATTAACTTAATCATATCACCAGAAACCACCAAAGCTTGATTTAAGTCCAATCAACTTGGCGTACCTTGGGAGTCTGCAAGACCAGTACCCGGGCTTGGTTTTATCGTTTTTCTGATCGCAGTTGTGACGGCTGGCAAAGTTACGGCGTGCTTCAGGATTGTTGATCTTAGCGGTCAGTCCTGTAGTGCCTCCGAAGTTAACTTTGATAGTTTTGCCGGTCTTAGGGTTGCGGGTGTAAACGAAGAACTTCTTAGGTCCTCCTCTTTTAGGTTTATTCAAAGCTACTTCCTTGCCCTGGTACTTAGCCTCGGCTAGTGCCTCGCTTGTAATGTCCACAACCCAGATATCGGGGTCGGGATTGGTACCTGAGTCAATCAGGCTGTGAAGGATATCTTCTCCTACTACGATCTCGTACTTTACTACTCCTGCCTCCTGGTACTTCAGGACTACGGGCATCTGGACCTGATCACTGTCAGTAAAAGTAACTAGCTCACCTGTTGCCGGATCTTCCATAACGGGGTCGATGTCGGAGTACTTTGCAGTATATCCGAATCCTCCGGACGCTTTGGATATATCAGAAAGCTTTTTCCACTGCTGTTCTCCCATCTTAAAGATCTGAGGATTTGTAGAGGCTTGAAGCCAGGTTGCTTCAGCGTCGGGGATTACAAAAGTAATCTCCTCTAGCATCGGGAAGTCTAAAGGTACTTTTTTACCTTCGAATTCTGCATACTCACCTACCTGGGTTTCAAACAAAAGCTCCATATCTTCTAGACATAGATTCTGTAGCAGACCTTCGTTCATAAGCAGACGTGCCTGACGAATAGTGTTGAAGTATTCCTCTGACCCTGGACGGTAAATATTCTCGTATAAAGGATTGCCGGTCTGCAAATGGTAGCGAAGACCTTCCGTTAGTACTGTCGTAACTTTTGACTCAGTTAAAATCATTCAAGTTTCTTTATAAATAGTTACTCCAGGTGCTTCTTCAGGTGGTCAAGATATTGATTGACGTTCTTGATGATTTCGGCTTTTTGCCGGGCAGGATTGTTTCCCCAGTCCTCTACTGTACCGTCCTCGGTAACGAAGGAGATTGACTCTCCTAGCTGCTCGATCATCCATTGCTGCAGACCCTCAGCCCAGCCCTGCATGTTGCCTTGCATCATCTGCTTTTCATACTCCTGGTATAACCCGGCTCGTCTAAGACCTGCCTCCATATCGATGGTACAATCAAAGCAAAAGCCGTGGATCTTATACATTTTTTTAGCCAGGTGATGGTTCATAGAACCGCTGCATTTAGGGCAGATGAGCGGGGTCTGAGCTAGCTTCTTAGCACCGTCGAGTTTGGTGACATTCTGTCTAACACCGTTTTTAATGGTCCAGGTCCTACCATCTTCTAGCCAGGTTTCGCCCTCGGTATGCTTTTGCTTTACCTTCTCGTACCCTAAACCGACCATGGTCCGGCTGTTAAAATTTTTAGTGATGAGGTTCCGGGCTCTGTTTACAGCCCTCTCATCAAATTCCTTCTTTAGATGGCTTGACATAACCTAGTGTTTCTAATCTTCTGATAATTAAGGTGGGATCCCCGTTCTTGGGGTGATAAATTCCTATTCCTCCGGCATCTTTCCATCTCTCGATAGTATCTTCCCGGTCATCGATCAAGATGTCATCGGGTCCGGAGCATTCTAGGTGCTTTTCTTTAGCTTGTCTAAAGATGATAGGAGGGATAGGATCAAGTTCTCTATTCGCCCACTCGACTTTCCCGTCTCTGGATGATTGCTCGGATGAAGGAGCGGTAAGTAAAGTAGGGTTAAAATCCTGGATGTGCTTCCATAAAACTTTCCCGTAAGGGGTCCATTCCATTCCTTCCCAGAAGATCTGCCCGATCGGGGCGATGGCACTCCAGAACCCTGCCTTGCCTCTCCGTTCTTCATACTCGGCTGGAAGCATTTCAAAGTAGTGATCAAACCTCTGATCGAAGTCTGTCAGCACTCCGTCCATATCACAGTAGAGCTTGCCTTTAGGTTTTGGATTCTGCTCTTCTTCAGTAAGTAGTAAATCTGCTAATATTCCCATCTTTAGTTAAGATTTGGTATGCCTCCGATCTGAGGGATCCGGGCTTTAAACTTATCGTAGACTTCTTTCCTCTTCTCTATCGATATTACCCCGGTATCAACCAGGCTATCTAAGTACTGATCGACAGTTGACTGAAAGTCAGTCTTGTCGTAGTTTGCTTTCATGTAAAGTCCTTGGATGTTTGCATCCACTTCTTTAGGTAGCATGAAGTACTTGTAGAATGTCTCTGGATTCTGTCTGATCCTCTTGCGCATGGCTAGGTCACCCCTCATCCATTTGGTGGGCTGGAGCTGAGCTCCGGACTGGGTAAGGTGTTCGGTCTCATGACGGATAAGATCGGTCAAAGTAGATTGGATCTTTTGAAGGATGCTAGCACCGTCACCGGGATTAAACGCTAGAATAATATCTAGTTCTCCGTCTTCTGATGAAGCTTCTCCGTCGATGTAGTACTCCCCGGGCTTGACCTCATTAGATTGAGCAAACTTTAGGTTAACTTCTACAGTGATCGGTTTACCGTCTTCTGTTCTTGTACCTTTCTCACTCTGGCTTGTGAACTTGCCCAGGTAAGCGGTCTGGTATTCAGTTGATAGCATAACTCCTAAAGGAGACATCCCGTATTCCTTGGCAGTTTCAACGTCTTTCTTCTTAGGTTCTCTTAAGGTCTTAAGGTTATACCCTTTTAGCTTTTTACCCGATATTAAAACGTTTAAAGCATCGTTAACAGCCTGTCTAACATCAGCAACGATGGAGCGGTATTTAGTACCTTCTTCTAGGGTATCTTGATTTTTGATCGAATCCTCATACTCCCTCATAAGCATACTTCCTTTAAAATGTGCCTCTTTTTCAATCTCGTTTAACGCTGAATCCTCCTGGGTGTTGGTGGTAGCAATCATCGGCAGACGTCCTTCTAGATTCTGCATATGATGAATCATCTCATGACAAAAAGACCTCATGACGTCTTTGGGGTGACGGCCTGTCACATACAGCACGACTTCTTTCTTACCAGGATCATACGTAGCAGTCTTACCAAAAGTCTTAGCAGCGTTTTCTTCATCTTGTCTGGTTTTGATCTCCGGTAGCGGGACTACCTTCATACCTTTAGTTATCATATGCTCCAGTATCCCGGCGATATACGGTACGTAGTTGAAGTACGTTCCTAATTCGTTGATGGGTTTTTGCTGGGGTGTAAAGTCAGCAGGTCCTGTCGGTTCAGCCTTGTTGTAGATCATCGGGGTAATGACGATCGACTGACCGTTGAAATCAACGATGACATCATCCGGGGCTAAATCCCGAAAGTAAACCGTAAGGTCTTGCATCCTTTGACGGACTACCGATGGGACGACCGAGATCGGGGTGACGGGGGTACCCATACTAACTTCCGAAGTCTCTTCTTGCTTTTCAGCTTTTTCTTTTTTGCTTTCTCCTAGGAAGTTACTAAATACATCATCGATGGCTTCAGCCATTTTGTACTCAGGAGTTGCTTTTAAAATTCCGAGTACTACTTTTTTATCGTCTGCTGAAAGTTCTTCAGGCATCCATTGACCTGTTTTTAGGTAGTCGGCATCTGTTCTGACTGTGGTAGCAGATAGTTTTTCTTCGTTGATCGTTGACACAATTTTTAATTTTGCTTTATCGTAGAAATTGTCTTTGTTGAGCTGTAAAGCTTTAAATTTACCTGCATCTCCCGGATCGCTAGAAGAACCTACTACGTAGTCTTGCTTTGGGTTAGCTTCGATCTCCTGGTAGATTGAAAGGATAGGTGTGATCGGAGCGATTTCAATCTCGGTAGGCTTACCTAAGTACTTTGCATATACCTCCCAGATCTCTTTTGACTGCTGAGCTGTGATTATTTCTCCTTCTCTGATCCTACCACCGATGTAAATCTTAATTAAATCTACATCCTTGCCTAGCTCTTTAGCGATGTGGAAGTGACCGCGGTGAGGTGGCTTAAAGCCGCCCCCATAAAGTCCGATCACAGTTCCTTCTGCTTCAGTTAGCGTTTGAGCAACGGCCGCTAAAGCCTTCTCTTTATTATCTCCTTTAGGAGTACCTACTTCCCCGGACTTAACCGATACCATTGAGCGGAAGATTCCCGCTACGCGGTTCTTGCTTCTAGGATTTTTTAGCGAGCTTGTGACCTGGTCTAAAAGTTTTTCAAAAGGCTGGCTTAAATCAAAGTCCTTAAGAAGGTTTTTAATATCCTCCCAGTTATTGGATTTCCAAATCTCTTCTCTAGCTACTTCTTTAAAGTTATCCAGAGTTACTTTTCTAAGGGTTAAATTTACACTAGAGAGGTTGAATTCATATTCCTGATTTGCTTCTAAAGGCGGTACGTTCTTGATTCCCAGACGGGCAAATACTTCGGCCGGATCCTGCTCCAGCAGCGCAGTCTTAACTAATCCTAAGATCAAACCCTGCACTTCTGCGGGTAGGTCTAGGAATGAGTTCTTAAACTGATGCTCTACTTCTGAAAGCGATACCATGATATCTACCTGAATAGATTCACCGGGTGCTCCTTTGATAGGATACAGTACTGAGATGATCTCTCCTGAATTGTAGAATCTTTTACCGGCATACCTCTCGCTCTTAAAAGGTATAATCAAGGAGTCCGGCATCTTTGATACCGTATCGATGATCGCCTGCTTGGCTACTTTCTTATCATCATACTCAAAGGTAGCGATAATGTCTAGGTCACCGAAGTCAGGCTTTGAACCTGCTTTCACGCTCCCGGAAAGACTAGAGACTTTATAGCCCGGGATCTTACTGAGTACCTTCTCAGTAAAATCGTTAAACGTATCCTGGACGTTCTGTCTCTTGATTCTATTTCCTCCTGCTACACCGCTCATTTAATCTGGTACTTTATAAGATTTGAATCCTCGGGTAAGAATTTACCCTTTAGCTGTAACCTCTCCTGGCTGGCGATCCAGTAATCCTGAAGATCTTCCGGGATATCGGCCCGGGTGCTGTCAAGTATCTTAAGGTAGATGTCGTAGACTCTGTTAAGGTCCTGCTCACTTAAGTTCTTCTTAAGGGATTCAATGATGCTAAAATAGTTCTCTAATATCTCATTGCTGAAATCAGCGCCGTAGAGTTTGTTTAGTAGCTCGATGGCCTGGGCAGGAGTTTTAGCTTCTACTTCCTGGGTGTCTTTGTTCTTAACTCCGTAGTTATGGGAGAAGATATATCCTTTGTTAGCAAATAAAGCTACCAGGAGCTGGGTCCTATGCAGGCCCTTAACGTTACCGGAATAAACGCTAGAATAATAAGCGAACTTAAGCCAGTCTATATCTCCTACGTTTATATCAATCTGAACGTTCTTCTCTAATTGCTCTCCTGCCTCGTTGAACTGAGGGGCTTGGAGGAATAGCGCTCCTGCGGAAGATCCTTTTACATCAACAGCAAGGTTGGTATCAGACTCTTGGATTTTTTCGGCAATAGCTACGATCACTGCTCTTTTCATAAGCTGGTCTTCAGAGGCTGTCCTAGATCTCTTCTTAAAAAGTTCAAAGAGCTCCTGAACGTGCTTCTGATCTAAACCCCAGTCCTGGATCTTATCAAAGCTTTGGTCTGAGATCGCTAAATCGATATCTCCAGATACCTCTTTCTTGCCGGCAGAGCCTAGGGTCTGCATCTGCCTGAAGTGCGGTTCGGCTGCGGGGAATAACCTTTTGAATTCTTTTAAAAAGTTAAGCAGGGTAGGTTTGATATCCTCCCTGTTAATCTTATCTGTAGTTCCAAATACGTTTCCTCCCATTTTTTTTACTATTTATCTACCTAAAGATAGGCTCTTTATAAATAGCTTACAACTTTACCGATAAAGGATATGTCTGAAAGGATGGTTCATCGGCAGGATGCTCTAAAAGGTAGAGTTTATAGATGAGTTGGAATAGTTCAAAGTTCTCATCGATGTTATCAACTACTTTAAGCTCCCATCCCTTACCCTGGAATGCTCCGTCCTTGCTAGAGGCAGTTCTCTTAGTTGATTTTAGCCAGATGATACCTGTCCGGTCGATCTTCTGCCCGTACATCTCTTCCCAGGCCTTGGCGTAAGCCGATAGCTGTAACTCGTGAGACTTATGCAAAGAATTAGAAGTCTTAATATCCAGCAACCAAACCTCATCACCGATCTTGGCAATGATATCAGCAGTACCGGCATACTTATGGACGTCTGAGAAGGTAAATTCTTCGGTAGCAATGACGTCAGGGTCCATGGCCTTCCAAGCTTCAACGAACTTATTGATCATCTGCCATACCAGCAGCGAGTACTTAGCCTTGCCGTAATCATCCATCCACTGGACTTCCCCGCCTTTGATCAGCTCCTCGGCTGCATTGTGGACTGCCGTCCCTTCTTCACCTGCCCTTCTCATGATGAGATCGGCATTATGCCCTACGTCCTTAATCCACTGCTCAAAGAACTTATTTTTGGGCATGTACTGCAGGATCGTAGTAACGGAGGGGTAATAAATGCCTTCGCCTCTTCTGTAAACCCGGCGGTCCGGCAGAGTGATCTGCTTTAGCTCTCCGTCGAACTGAATGCGTTTTTGCTTATGCTCTAAAAGAAAATTGGAACCTGGATAAATCATACGAAAGCTAATTTGTGTCGGAGGAGGTCACTGAAAGTCAGCTCCTGGGACTGTTGAATATGGTGGGTGAAAGTAGTAAAACCCATCTGTGAAGGATCTTTATCGATCATGTCAACAAGGAACACTCGTTTACCCATAGCAAGGAATTGCTCAGAGTACCGTAGCGCACTTTTTAAAGCATCTTTATCCAATGCTATATAAATGTCTTGAACCTTGTTTGACACTAATTTTAACATTAAACTCTTAGATAAGGACTTACCTAGGATCGGGACAGCATTACGTTTAACAGCCATGGCATCGAAGACTCCTTCAACTAAGATGACGGGCTGGTCCCAGTTAATTAAATTCTCAAATCCTATCACATCCTTGGATGCGGGAGGATTCTTGTACTTAAAATAATTATTCTCAAAGGTCCTGCCAACGAAAAAGTTTAGCTGATTATTTTCATCGTATGAAGGTACGATGATTCTTCCAGCATAATCTCCGGTGGTGCAGTAGCCGATGTTATATTTTAAAAAGTCGTTCTCGGTAAGACCTCTATTGTAGAGGTAGTTCCTGATCTTGTTTGCAATAACGGAAGTCCGGGTGGCGGTAGTCAATGCCTGAAACTCTTTAGGAAGTTCTACAAACGTGACTTCGTAGTCAGCTGTCTCTCCTTTCCTGACAAGTCTTAAGACCTGGTTAGCTTCATCCTTACCAAGCTTCATCTGCCTTAGCAGAGACTTAACAGTCCTACCTCTAGCACTACAAACCCAGCACTCCCACGGATTCTCCCCCTTCTCGTTAGTACTCAGCTTGATCTCAAGCTTGGGTTTGCGATGGTTGCAGAACGGACAACTAAATGCATAGTTATCCCGGGCCCTCTTATTAGATTTCCCCAGTACGTTCTCGATTGCGCTTAGCAGTATAGGATTCTCCATGCGGAGGCATTACATAGTTATAACCTTAATATAAGAACGAAACCGCTTGTAACCAACTTAATAGTCGATAAGCTTTATATCACCGTCGGCGGTTGCCATTACGTTGTTGTCATCTCCGAACATATCAACTTCTTCAGGATCAATGCCGGTTTGAACCAGCTCCTGCCTTGCACCGATAAAGACCTTCTGCAGGTACGGGGATAGGTCTGAAAGCAGGCTCTTATCTCCTTCGCTAAAGAACTGATCTAATATATGAACGTTCTTCTCAATTTCCTCAGAGTATTCTTGAGAGACCGGCTGTAGGTTTTCGATTTGGTACCAGCCTCCTTTTTCCATCTTTACTGCCTTACCGATGTTTGCCAGGTATTTAAATTTTTTACCCTGGGCTTTAATCATAGCCTCCATTTCGATGTCATCCTGGGTGATTTTTACAAGGTACCCTTCTCTAGGTTCGTACTCTAATTCCGGTACAGGTTTGGGTGCACTATAAACAACCCCTTGAGATCCTACTCCTACATCAGTAGCTCCAGCTGCTTTAAAAGCATCTTTAATTTTAGAGTAAGTGCTCTCAGTAAGAAGTGCTTGGATTAGTTTCATATAAAATCTTTCCTGTAGAATTTACCTAATATGTTATCGTTGTAGTATAACTCGTTATTCTCAATGGCACCGTATTTAAATAAATATTTACACTCATAGTAGGTAAGCATCTTTTTACCGGTAGCAAGCTCTAGAATCTCTTTATGGAACTCTTCTTTAGGGAAGGTTCTGGTTAAAGATAAGAACTCTTTGTTGGATCCGTAGTAACTAGCCCAGTCACTTTCTTTGGTGACTAATTTGGTGATAGGCTTGCGGCCAGGGCCAGTCTGTTCGGCGATCTCTTTTTTGGTGAGCTTAACCTTCCGGGTAAAGTACATGACTTTCTTGCCGATATATTTTTTGTTGGTAGGGGTGTGGGTGATCTGGTAGATAAATCCGTAAGTGCCTTCCGGCATATCGGAAATTTTAGTGATCATCCTACCCTTGTAAGTCCAGGTAGGTTCTGTCATGATATTAAATATCTAGTGCGATAACAAAAGTCATATCCGTGTACCTGGATTTAGGTATCGGTTGACCTAGCTTAGCTACTGCTATGAGTTCGTTTGAATCGTTGTAAAGTCCTACCGTTGTGATGTAGGGCTGGAAGTAGCTCCCGGTTGCGAAGTTGTAAGTTTCTCCGTTGCTGCCTGATTTGATGGAAGGGTTCTGAGAGTAGTTTAAACTACTTTCATTCACCCGGCAGCGGTACTGATGCTGGAAGATGGTGTGGGAGGCTTGCCAGTTTACATTAGTACCGTAACCAACAGAATTTTTTAACAAGGATACTAGTTGATCGGTTTTGCTGATAACGCCTACCCCGTGCGGGTAGAAAATATTACCTACGTTAGTACCTCCCCCTATAGTATAATCTACATTAGAGCTTGAAACAAAAAGTATCTCTACTGGCCCTATGTCAGTTGTTGGATCAGCAAACTCATAAACTGAGCTATCAGTTGTCATTACTCCTGTAGTTGCATCATAGATAATCCCTCGGCTATCAATCTCTTGTATCTGGGTAGAACTTACCAAGTAGAAAGGGCTTTTGATTGCTGATCCTTGCCATGACGCTGAGGCAAATGTATACTGTGCAGGAGGGGTAGTTGGATCTAAGGTGATTTGAGCGGAGCCGTCAAAACTTACAAACTGGGCTGATTCAGAATAGAAGGTTAGTACCGGGATTGTTAACGTGGTGTCGGTTGCAATTTGCAAATTCCCTTCTCCGTCGTCGGCGATAGTTATCGAACCTGTTATAAGAGTGAAGCTTGAAGGCTTGATTGCTTCTCCGAATCTATCCCTTCGAATATCTACTACAAAGATGTCTGTGCTGTCGGTGAGAGTCAGGCTCCGGGAGTAGAACAGAGTAGATTGGTTGTAATTTTCAAAACTACCGCTTTCGACTGAAGAACTGAAATTCGAATAATATAGATGATTTATAGAATCAAATACTAAGCTAGAGTATTGATTTTGTGTCTTTAAGGATGACGAAGAGAAAAGGGATGTTCTATCCCTAGTTCCGATATAGAACTCTACACCTGCACTCCCGCTGTCGCTGAAGTACGGTAAGGAAAATGATTTATGCGCAGTATAAGGTACTACGAATGCATCCTGCTTGTTTAGTCGTATAAATGCACTCATTCATTTAGAAATCAAGCTTGATTCTAATTAATGCTTCTTTAGTGAAGTCCTTTAGTAGGGGTCTTGATAGCTTTGCAACCGCTAGCAGTTCGTTGTTGTCATTGTACATACCAACTGAAGTGATGTAGCTCTGAGGTGCGTTTACCATATTACTGATCCTTAGATCTCCTGACCCGGTGACGTAAGAGGGGTTAGTGGAGTAGTTAAACTCACTGTTTCTTACCCTTGTAAATACAAACTGTGAAGATACTGTCTCTCGGTAATTAAGCTGGAATGCTGCTCCTGCCTTAATAGCATCGTAGAGCTTGGCCATGTTAGTAGCGGTGACGGCTGGGGCTGTGGTTCCTCTATTGATCGATAGTCCGATTCCGCCTTGAGCTGCTGATCCGCTTAATGCTAAACCGCTCAAAAGTATCGTACCGATATCTGGTAAGAAAAATCCGTAAGATCCTGATGCTAATGTAAAGCCTGTTGAGTTTACCACTGTAGTGGGAGTTCCGTTTGATCCGCTTACTACTTCAAAAACTCTTCCTGCATCATTGAATTGAATAGTAGATGTAGCTGCACTGTTGTCAGTAAGCTTAAGGGTGTTTGCGCCATTAGTAAGCGTTAGGTTGAAGGTTCCTGGTAATAGGGATTCTCTATACCTATCTCTGTCGATACTGATTGCGTAGAAGTAGTCGCTGGTAATACTACCTCCGAACTTAAATGAGCTCTCTTCATCACCTAATACCAATGTCCGGTATTGCCCGTAGACTGTTTTGGTTGGGGAGTAGCCCGGAACTGCGCTGTTATAGGGTGCGGTTCCTAGGCCAGCAGCGTCACCATAAGCTATTGCTAACTGTACTTCTGAGCCGTTGAGCTGTGATCCGGTCTGATAAATATCTAGGTAGTAGTTCCCGGAGGTGGAGGTGGGTTGGGTTGAGGAGGTGAAAAAAGTTGAAAGTATTGGAGTGTTTGTACTCCAAACTGGAGCTGATACTGGCTCAGCGCTTACTACTAAATCGTCAGCTTCGAATCTCTTAAATGACATATCTTATTAGTTTGATTTAGTGATGGTTACTGGAATGGTAAGTCTTGCTCCAGAATCTCTACCTATTAACGTGAGGGTAGTCTGTAGTTGAGTAGTAGTGCCAAACAATGTATTAACTGTTGTAGCTGAGAGATTAATTGAAGTACCGATCACTGTCTTAGATACATTAGTACCGAGAGTCGTGGTGGTGTTCAACCTGTTTGCTTCTTCAGTATTAATACCTACTCCGTTAAATGTTGCAAGAACTCTTACGTCTGCAATAGTGGCTGTGTAGCCACTTGGTTCAAAGGTTTGATTAGCTCCTAAGAAATTAAGAGTCTGAGGAGTAATTGCTAGAGAGGCTCCTTGCTTTAGCGTAATCGTAGAGTAGCCAATGTTGAGGACCGGTAGACGAGCTGTACCTCTAGGAAGAGTCACGAGCTTATACTTCATAATTTGAGTCTCATCCGGGAATGCTTCAAGTAGCGGCATATTCTCTATAGCCTCGCCGTAATACGAGGATCCTGAAGGATGAGTTACATTGTAAAGGGTGTAGTCGATTTCATCGTCAGATAGAGCGAATTGCGTGATCCTGAACGATCCATCGCCTCTTGCTAGAAGCTCTCTACCTTTCTTGGTTAGGATAGCATCTACTGTTACTACAGAGTTGTTTAAATATGCCATGTTTTAGTGGTTTATACTAATAAATATGTCTTTTATAAAATACCTTTGTTTTTAAGGTCGGAGATTATTCTTTCGTAGTTTGCTTTTAGTCTAGCAGAAGGGTATTCAGGGAATAATATTCCGTTACTCTGAGTTCCTCTTACTCTGTCAGTTTTCATTAATATCATATTACTGGAGGGGATGTACCTGCGAATGGCAAAGAAGTCCTTGTTGGCTGCTTTATTTGGTTTAGAGTCTAAAGTTATATAAAGAAGCTGTTCGGTGTTCTGTGAGGGTTCCTGTACGGCTGTTACTAGAAAAGTTCTAGCTTCATCGTTATTAAATTTAATTTCGTCACCGGGCTGGACCGTAAAAGGAAGGGTTACTGTGTTGAATCCTTGGTTTGCTGCAGTTGCGTTTCTTATTCCAATATATAAATTATCATATTTTGAAGAAAGACTAATACTGGCGGTTAAGGTAGTATTGGTTGCAGCACTTCCTGTAGCGAAGAAGAATCCTTGTCCGTTATCTGATTGAGCTACAAACGTTGATCCGGATGCAAAACTAGTTGCTTGGAAAGATCTTCCAAATAGTTGTAGGGTGTCTAGGTTTGAATCTCTAGGCTGTACTACTACCCGGACTACCGATC